TCACACCTTGTTAAAACGTCAATACTTGATGTCGAATCAGTTGGGGTGTTAAACGATTTAACAGATCCGAAGTTTGCATGGATCAGATCGTATGCAACATCTGCATTGTTACATAAAAATAAAATGTTGCTGTCATATAAATCTCAAAAAAACAAGATATTATCGGCATACATGTCATTGTCTAGCGAACTATTATCTTCGAAATATGCAATCGATGGATCTACATTTGCGCTAGTTGATATAGAAAATAATTTGAATATTGATTATAATGATTTTACTGCACTAGATAAACGATTTGATGAATACAACGTTATAAATTCCGATTCAGAAGAAAAAAGAAAAGCATATATACTAAAAAATAAACTAGATAAAATTGCTAAAATTTACGGAACAGAATCAGATGAATATAAAAAGCTAGAAAATGAATTAAAAAGTATCTAACCAATTTGGTAGATCAAGTTTTCCTTTTTGTCTATCATATATAGTTTTTATTTTATCTACCATCTCTGGTTTATCTAAAACAAGTTTAGCGCCTCTATGCAACGGTTTGGGCCAAGCGCCTAGTTTAATCCATGCATAGCCGGCGCTTTCTTTATTGCATAATGGTATGAATTCTTCGAATACAGTTATACAAAATGTATGATATGTAAAATTACTGTCATCGCTAATAAATGTATGAATCGGATATACCTTTTCTATGTCGGGTAAAGGGCCCATTTCTTCCTTGCACTCACGTAATAACGTTTCTATAGGACGCTCGCTGTTCTCACTCTTACCGCCCCAAAAACTCCAAGTAAGGGGATGAGTCACTTCGTTGCTACGTTGTTGTAGCATTATTCTGCCCGTATCAAGTGCTAAAAAGCAGCAACCGCTTGCTGTTATCATTACAAGTATATTCTCCAGAACCCAGGGTTATATGTTCCTTCGAACGCACTAATCCATTGTGTTCCTGACCATTTTAGCTTGTCTAATGTTGTTAAGTTAGTTGTGTAATGTGTTCCTGTTGTTGCACTTGCATCAAATGTTCTAGTCCAGACAGTGCCGTTGTATTGAATGATATCATTTTTGTCCGCAGATACACTGCCCCAAGCACTACCTTGAGGAACGTTATTTAGAATTAGATAACGTTGACCGTTAGATGCTGCAGGTAGTGTACCGTCGCCCGGATAACTCAGTTCTGGATTTACAATGCTGTTGACAGGGCTTTGTGTATTTGCAGGTATTGTGTCGACATCTAATGTAACAACTAGTTCGTTTACATTCGGATCTGGCATAGTGCATGTTCCGATAATATCATCTGTTGTATCCATTGGATCGTTTGTTTGCTTTAAACGTATTTGTGTTACACCGTCTCTAAATTCACCGTATGCCTGCAACACATCATACCAAAGTAACGGATCTCCGTTACTATTTGTATTCCCACCTAAGCTGTTTAACAAAACTGCAGTTGCTACACCCGAGTTGTTAATAGTAAATCTCATCTTATAGTTTTCAAGTGTTATAACTTTGTAAGAAGTAAATCTTGGAACAATATCAGTAACTGATTCAATCGAAGCAGCGTCACCGGTTTCAACATCGTGTATATTTGCAACGATAGTATGTATAACAGTATTTCTTCTAACTTTTGCTGCAGGATTAATGAATATAGGTATTTCAAATGTAAGTGTTGAAATATCGATAATGTCGTCTACACCTTGCGGTATTGTTCTGTTAGACCATTGAACATTAGATAGTTCTACTGTGCTTAAGTTGCTCCAGTCTAGTGCATTGTTGTTAGTGTGTATGTTTACACTAGGGTTGAATAGAACTAGTATTTGTTCTAGTAACTGCATCTTTGTTTCAGTGTTACTTGTCCATATGTCGCAGTTCATCATTAATTTATAAGGCACAGGTTGATATCGTTGTAGGGTGTATGTGTCGCCTGCTTCGTTACTGTATGTGTTAGTTTCGTTGTCAAACTTTTTCTCAATTACAGGAACTTTATCTTCAAATTGTGAATATGTGCGCTTAGTAGGATCAATCTGTAAACTCATAACATAGCAGCTAATGAAAGGAACAGTATTAACAACATTTTCGCTATTTTGTTTTAAAATGTGTCCAGCTACCCTGTTCATGTCTCCATAACGAACAGGAACAGTTTGATATATAGGTTCTCCTGATTCGGTTTGGCTAATAACAAACTGAAATCCTGCAAACAATCTTATAAATTGCTGAATGTATTTGCGTAGTTGTTTATCGTAAAAATATGGAACTGCAGTTATATTTGACATTATACATCAGCCTTAGGTAAAATCACTTCGCTTAGTGCTTGCTTTTCGCTTAACTCTTGGTCGTTTACAACAGTAACATTTTCTTCGTTGTTAATGTATGTGCTTGCGTTATATGTTCTGTCAGCCCAAGTTTTAGTAGCACCATATTCAGTAACACGAGCCCACTTGTGACCTCTACGAACAAACATACGGTCTGGATTAAAATCAGTACGGATGAAATATTGTCCTTCGCTTGGATTGTTCGGGAATGATGTACCGCTATCTACTGTTTCGCCGTGTGTATAAGAACTATTATCATTTACAGTGCCACCAGAAGTGCCACGATCATAACCAAATAAATGATCTAAGTTCATAGTGCCATCTGGGTCTAAATCAGATGCAGCGCCGATAATAGCATCACTAATTTTAAATTCTTCTTTGTATGTGCTAATGTTATTTTTAAGACTGCCTGTATCTTGTGCGCTGCCAAGTATGTCGTAGTATTCTTGACTGTCGTTGATAGGGCTTAGTTTAACACGCCATATATGAGGATACCATGTTTGGCTAAATCCTTCTGCACCCTTTGATGCATCGTTTACGACATAGAATTTACTTATAGGTTGCTTGTTTGCGTCTAGCGGAAATTCTTCACGCAGTGTTGGTAACTCTAACACATCACCTGCTAATAACTTTCTGCCAAGTATTTCTACCATAGTGTTTATATGAAAAGTTATATAAAATTGATCGTTGCTCAAGAATAAACCGAACTGCGTTAAATCAAAATCGTTATCACTTACGTTGTATACACCACGTAGTTCGTATACATCGGAATCATATTTACGGTCTCTGTTTTCCAAGAACAGCAAATCTTGTATTTTTGTTTCGTTGATGATGCCTTCTAAGTTTATAAATTCGCCACTTAGTGGATCGACTTCTCTGCCGTCAATATAGTTAGGCTGGCTTTTATCGTTCTTGTCTACTTGTGCAGCTGGTCCTACGTATTTGTGAACAATAACACCAACCCCGCCAATGCTGAATTGTTCGCCGATATTGCGATCTAAGAACTTGTAGTCGTTTGTTTTGAGTGGTGAATATGATGTGAGTCTTGGCATGATGTATATATTTATCCATATTTTTGACAAAATGTTCTTGACATTAGTGCTTGGAGTAACTATGTTATGTGAGTAAGGACGCTAACAAAGGATTGTCTGATATGAAACTTAAAACCAAACTTCACCGTGTCGCTGCAACTCTTGCACTGATTCTCATGTATAGTGGTGTGAGCGCTGAGACAGTATACTACCCTAAGGACAAGTGTGCAGAAATCTTGTCTGTAGAAGTGTCTACGGGCAACGGTGACAGTGCTGTTAACCAAGTTGATGTCCTGTGTAAGGATGCTAGCGGTAACTATACTGTATACGTTGGTTCTTGGACTAACGTAGCGGGCATTTTTGGACTTGGACGAATGTCTACTCCTGAAGTAATGACGTTTGTCCCTTATGATGGTAATACGGTTACAGTTGAATGAGTTATGCAGACGATTATGTAAATGATATGATAGATGGGTTTCGCCAATGGCACAACAACCCCAATACTCGAAAGAAACACAATACAAAGAGTAAAACAATGACACAACGATTACAAGTAGGCGACTTGGTTCGCAAAAAGTATGGAACAAAAGCTATCGAAGTCGTTCAAGAATACGGAAACCATTTCTATGGACGCTATGTTCATAGCGGTGCAAGTTCTGGACGACTAAGCATGGGGGACGTTGTTCGCTTAGATGAGCAAAAAAATGAAACTGAACAAGGACATAGAAAAATGAAGGGTAAACTATTTCAGACTAAAGACGGACGGTTTGGTGTCGGTCTCGCAATCAACAGTGCTGGTAAGTTCGTTCTCGAAATGAAAGGCACAAACGACTTAGAGGCATTCGACAAAAAAGATATCGAACTGGTCATGCCATTCACTTTTGCTGTTAAGTTCAGCACAGGTAACACTGAGTATCAATACCTTGGTAAAGAAGGTAGTGTTAAGATCGGTGACCTGTTGCTTGCTTTCGACAGTAACCACAAAAATGGTGGCATCAGTATGGCTCAAGTTACTGCAGTTAACACAAAGAGCGAGCGAGCAACTAAGCACTTTGAAGGTGTGAAAGTTCTAACACAACCGTTAGAGGTAGAGTAATGCTACCTCTAACATCCATTGGTGCAATTGTAGTAGGCGTTTTAATTGGTGCTGGTGTTTATTACCTAATAACTAATATAACTTTTAGAAAAGGTAAAAGAAAGTGATCCGAAAGCCTGATCGTTACGACTATAACTCACGTGACGAATACGAAACTGCTCTTAAACAATATCAAATCAATCTAAGGAAAATGAAAATGAATGCTATCGTTGGTGGTACTTTTGCTACTCTTATTGGTCTTACTGCACTCACTGTTATTGGTGGATCGTGGTACACTGTCGGTGAAGGTTACCGTGGTGTCGCTCTTCGTAACGGTGCTGTGGTTGGAACGTCTGAACCCGGACTTGGTTTCAAGATGCCTATTATCGACAGTGTAGTTGATATTAGCGTTCAGTCGCAAGCTCAGTTGTATGAAAACATTCTTGCATATTCTCGTGACCAACAAACTGCTGGCTTGAGCCTGTCTGTTAACTATCGTTTCCCTGCAGATCAAGTTGAGACGATCTACCGTGAATACGGCGGCGAAGCTGGTGTGATTTCTCGACTGCTTGATCGTCAGGTACTTGAAGAAGTGAAGAACATCTTTGGTAAGTTTAATGCATCGACTGCTATTCAGGAGCGTGAACGCCTTGCCGCAGAAGTGCAGATGGCTATTCAGAAAGCTGTGATTGGTCCAATTATTGTTGAATCTGTTCAGATTGAGAATATCGACTTCTCCGATGCTTATGAACAATCAATTGAAGCTCGTATGCTCGCAGAAGTCGAAGTGCAGAAGGTTCGCCAGAACGCAGAACGTGAAAAGGTCACTGCTGAGATTACTGTGATCCAGGCACAAGCAGAAGCTGATGCACAACTTGCTCGAGCAACTGCAGAAGCTGAAGCTACTCGTATCCGTGGTGAAGCAGAAGCCAGTGCTATCAAAGCTAAAGCAGAAGCTTTGAAAGACAACGCTGGTTTGATTGCTCTGATCCAAGCTGAACGGTGGAATGGTGCACTGCCTACTACTATGATTCCGGATTCGACTGTTCCGTTTATGGATGTAGTTAAGTAACCAGCGAAAACATTATGAAAGAAAAGGCGGCTTCGGTCGCCTTTTTTCTTGACTAAGTGGATGATTGTAGATATATTGTTGTTGTAACAAGACAGGATATGCACAATGAAATATCTGGAATTTACAACGGGTAACAACTATCTCGACGAGGCATTAGAAAATTATCTCATGCACGGATTACAGCCCGGCGGCTTTCTAACCAGTGTGCTGGCCAATGATCTCTCTCTGTCCATTAGTAGAGCAGATGCGTGGAATAAAGATAATCTACCCGCAATCGTAAATGCAGTTGTCTATAGTGTTCCAGATGTTTCGTGGGGCAGTTATCAGCGTGTCAGAGATTGGTGCAACAATAAGGACGGTCGTCAAACTGCATATGCAGAGTATATCCGAGAAAAACATATTATCAAAAAACTTGAAAATTCTTATTGACAAACCAAGATACTTTGCTTATATTAGTATTGTAGACAGCGAAGGAAAGAACGATGCGTGAGATGATCGAAGGTTACATCAAAACTTGCGAAGCACTTATTGCTCAGCATATGTTGATCGAAGACGAAACTGACCGTGTTCGGGCTGTTAATGCTCAAACTAGGATGAAAGAAGATTTCGAAGCTCTGCTGGAGACGCTCTGATGTGGGTTTGTCACTTCTACAATATTGGCACTAAGTATCACTTCGACAATGAAGTCGATGCTAGTGCTTACGGTAATAACGCCGGCTTTCAATTCTCTGTTTACTTTGAGGAGTAAATAAATGCAGGAAGCAATCATCACTAAAGAGTGGGGAGAGGTTGGGTTCGGCAGCAGCAAGCGTGACGATTGGGCTTGGGAAGTTGCGTTCTTTGTTAGCGGTGACGAGGATCCTATTGATCGTCACTATTACAAAACAGAAGAATTTGCAAAAAATGCTGCTTCTCTGTTTGAACGTGGTCTTTATTACATCGGCCAGTATGGCGGTGTAGAATTTGAGGAATGCTAAATGGCTAAAGCGGTTACTAAATCACTTACACCACGTAAAAAGAAAACAGTCCGGGCTTCTCGACGGGTCACTGGTATGGCAGCAATGCCTACTGGTGATTTCCAAAAAGCAAAATTCTACGTTCATTACGAAGTAGAAAGTCGTGAATGGGGCGTGGCTGTTAAAGCCTATGTGAAAAAATTCATGTCTAAGCAAGATCAGGCAGCTATTAACAAGTTGCCAGAGAGCCGACTTAGCTACGGCAGTCATTGGGCTACAACTGCACAGATGTATCTGTTTGATTGTCCTGTTCCTGACTCATATGCTAACGGATTCAAAAAGTACCTTGCACAACTAGTAGAGGAAGGCAAACGAGCTATCCAAAGCGAAAAGCCTACTTCTAAAAAAGAAGTATATGTTCCTACTATTCAAGAACGGCTACAAGAAGCTACAGAAGAAAAACTTGAAGAACTAGAACAATGGATTGACGATTTTCTTCGTGATCCTAAAGCTAATCCTCTTAAAGACAAGCACCCGTTGACTTATTTCAAATCGAAAGAAATCAACCTCGGTCATGCTCGTTTTATTAACGAGTGGTATAAAGGTTCTTTTGAAGAAATGGAAGAGCTCGCAACCCTTCCTACTCCTGCAAAGCAAGACGAAATGCAAAAGCAACTTGCCGAAGGGTATGACCATCTTACTAAACTTCAGCAAAAAGAACTGCACGAGTTTTATAAACGTGTAATGCAAGCAGTAGAGATTCTACGTGCTGAGAAAAAGCAAGTCAAAGCACCACGTAAAGTAAAGCAAAAAAGTGCATCTGAACTTGTTAAAAAGCTAAAGTTCAAAGCAAGTGAACCGCAATACGGTATTGCTAGTGTGAACCCTGCAGACTTGATTGGTGCAACTGTTGCAGTAGTGTTTAACACTAAGAATCGTAAGTTGGGCGTGTATTATGCAGAGCCTAATTGTACCTTTCAAGTGAGTGGTACATCCTTAAAGTTCTTCGATGAAACTAAGAGTGTGCAAAAAACAATTCGTAAACCAGAAGAGATTTTGCCTCACTGGAAAAAAGTAACGAAACATAAGGTGGACACACAGTTTGGTTACCTAAAAACAACTGATACAAAGATGAACGGACGCTTTAACGAGGACATTGTAATTCTCAAAACATTTCAATAAATATATGTATGAGATTACATGAACTGATAGAAGCTAAGTTAACACCAGACGATGATTTCCTTTCTCAAGTAGAGGAGATCATCGATGACTCTATTGCTGAATATCAGGAATTTTTAGCAGATAACAACGACGAAGATGACATTAACGAGTTAGAAGAAATATTAAACTCGAACAATGTAGACGAACTTCCGATAGACTTCATAGCAGATTATAGCCCACGTAAAGATCCAAACGAGTGGGTTAGTGCTGCAGCAGATTGGGATCCGACAGAAGGTAAAAGTATACGTGTTTTCCTTCATGCTAAAAATTTAGAAAAAGTATACGGACCACAAACATTCAAAAAGATATTGATGAGAATGTTAGCACACGAAACTGTGCATTGGAATCAGTATGATAAGATAGATCCTAAAGTGTTAGCTGGTCACAAGAGCGGTTACATGAAAGGTGTAGAGAAAAAAGCAGCCGGCGGCACTGATAGAGACTTAATGCGTAGTTACTTGCGTGATCCGCACGAACTAATGGCATACGGTCGTGACATTGCTGATGAAATGAAAGACACAGACAATCCAGAAGCTGCATTGCGAAATCCAGAAAAGTTTCGTGACGAATTGCCATCATATGACCGATTCCGTCAGATATTTCCTGCGGATTCTAAACAGATTAAACAACTGCTCAAATACGTTGCAGATTATTTTAGGGTATAAATATTAGCATGGCAAACAAAAAACAACTCCTCATTAAAGAAATAGAACTTCGTTTAGGCGGTCAAATGGTCGATGTCGAACTGGACCCAGAACACTACGACTTATCTATACAAAAAGCAGTAGAAAAATATCGTCAACGAGCAGAAAACTCAGTTGAAGAAGGATTCATACCTTTAGACATTGTAGAAGATCAAGTTGAATATACTTTACCAGATGAAGTCATTGATGTAAAAGATGTTTATCGCAGAACAAGCGGCACACTTAACAGTAGTAGCGGTGGTGATATTGAACCTTTCGAGACTGCATATTTAAACAACTTCTTATTATACCAAGGACGTCCGGGTGGCATGGCTACGTATGATTTTCTTGCACAAAACAGAGAATCGTTAGGTCGGTTGTTTGGCGAAAAGTTTATGTTTTCTTGGAACAACGTATCTAAGAAATTGTTATTACATCGTCGTGTTAAAGCAAGTGACACTGTATACTTGCATGTGTTCAAATATAGAACAGACGAAGAACTATTAATGGATGTTTACAGCGCACCTTGGATTAAAGAACTCTCACTTGCATATGCAAAGCTGATGTTAGCGGAAGCAAGAGGTAAATTTAATACCATTGCAGGTCCGCAAGGCGGCACTAGTCTAAACGCAGATGCATTACGTTCGGACGCACAAGCATCGATTGATAAACTAGACGACGAACTTAAAACTTATGTTGATGGTAGTGTGGGTCTTGGTATTATCATTGGTTGACATTAAACGTCTTTTGTGTTAAGTTAGTTCATAATAATATATGAGTACTCAATGAAATTACCTAAACTTCTTATAATTGGTCATGGTCGTCATGGCAAAGATACTGTTTGCGAAATCCTAAAAGAGAATTATGGATTCAGTTTTGAAAGCAGTAGTAAATTCTGCAGTAAGTTGTTCATTTATGAAAGTCTTAAAAACAAGTATGGATACGCTAATGAAGAAGAGTGTTATGCTGACAGGCATAATCACCGAGCAGAGTGGTATGATGCTATCTGCGATTATAATGTTCCTGATGCAGCTAAATTAGGCAGAGAAATTTTTAAAGCACACGACATTTATTGCGGTCTGCGTAATAAACGTGAATTCTTTGCTATGAAAAACACAAGCGTATTCGATGTTGCTATTTGGGTAGATCGTAGCGATCATTTACCTTTAGAAGCAAAAGATAGTATGAGTCTAGAACATTGGATGGCTGATTTCACTATTGATAACAATGGGTCTTTAGAAGAATTAGTATTTAATACTACTCAGCTTATGACAAGTATGCTAAACTTAGATAGTCCTAAACGAATTTTAAACTAATAAAACTTTTAAATATTGATAAAAGGCACTGTGTTACAGTGCCTTTTTTATTATGTACGTAGTTAATGGTTCTAATCACCGAAATATATAGCGGTTTTAATAAATATATTTAGATAGATAAACCCAGAGGAGTAAAAATATGGTTACTTTAGTATCCCCAGGTGTGTCAGTTACAGTAGTTGATGAAAGTGCGTATGGTGCACCAGGCGCCGGCACAATCCCATTACTAGTAATTGCGACCGAACAAGACAAAGTAGATCCTACTGGTAGCGAAACTGACGGTATTGCATTATATACAAAAGCAGCTCGTGCAGGTGAAGTAGTTAGAGTTACATCACAGCGTGAACTAACACAGTATTTCGGCAATCCACAATTTGCTACTAGTGGTTCAAGTATAATTCAAGGTGCTGAAACAAGCGAATATGGCTTAATGGCAGCATATAGTTATTTAGGACAAGGTAGTCAAGCATACATTGTTCGTGCCAACGTTGACTTATCTCAGCTAACAGCAACAACCACAGAACCAACATCTGCTATTAGTACTGCAAACACATGGTGGTTCGACACAGACGAAACCTCATATGGTATTCACGAATATAGCACTACTACCGGAACATGGGTTGTAAAGACACCTTTAATTGAAGTCAATGACAATGCTGTTGCAAACGAAGTATTGGGTTTAACTAGCGCAGGTTCAGGCGTTTATGTTCCTACAACAACTGTAGTCAACGGAACATATCTAGTTGTATATCACTTGAATCAAACCGGTGGAGTATCATTACA